TCTTGGGGTGAGCGTTCATTCATTTTCTTAAGCGTCATCCCTTGATTTTACTTTGCAAATTTACCACAAGCGGCGACTGCCAAGGGCACACCCAGGGGCTTGTCTCCACATTTTTTCATTGTTTTTGGGTGCAGCGGCTCCTGTTTCAAAAACAATCAGGCTGCCTTTGAAAATAATATGGGCCATCTCTTGTCTTTTCTCGCCTTCTCCTTGTTGGTGTTATTTCGCACGTAAAATTTAAGTAATAACGTTTTAAAAATTAAGATTATGAACGCAAGTAACAATTTCACAGTAGTAGGTTTTATCTGCAAGGACGCAGAAGTTAGAAACTTTGAGAAGAGCAGCATCGCTCGTTTTGGCGTATCCATCAAGACCACCGAGAAGAAGGGTGGCGTGGAGATTACCTCTTCTTCCATCCAGAGCTTCGAGACCTGGATCAAGAATGATGACCAGGCACTCCTCGATCTCCTCAAGAAGGGCAAGCGAGTAAAGGTGGAGGGTTTCTTCAAGAGTGAGACCTATCAGAAGGATGGCAAGGACCATCATGTGATCAAGCTTATCGCCACCAGCCTCTCAGAGGTAGAGAAGCAAAAGAAGGAGGAGGCAGCTTAGCCTCCTTTCCTATATCTGCCATGTTTATCTTTCCAAGGCTATCTTTTAGGTAGTCTTGGATTGATGGTACTTGGGGGATTGTATTATATCTACTTTTCGATGGAATCGTTCTTTTGGGAGCCAAGGAGGAATACATGGTTGATATGGACTGTATGTGTTTCTCTTGGCTCTTTTTCTTTTATGCCGGCTCTTTTATGCTTATCTTTGGCTATCTGTTTTGTTGATATCTATGGTTTGGTTTTACAGTGTTGTGGTTTAGGTAGATATCCATGGGAAGATGATACTTATATCTATTGTTTTCTACTGTAGTTTTGTGAATAGAACCTCGTTTTTATCATTTTGTCGCAGCATGATCCCACCAGGCTTTTTATCGTGCAAAGGTATGGCAGTCTTGGCAGATACCAAACACCACGTTGTTATCGGCGAAGAATCTTTTCCGGCAGCCTTCCGAAATCATAGATTGCGGTTTTCCGGAAAAGATTCTCTACCGATTGTTTGGCTTTCTGCCACTTTTGACTGCCATCTTTTTAGGCACGAAAAAAGGCTTGGTGTGAAGGTTATGCCGGAATGCTAAAAAAAAAACTCGGATTCATCCTCAAAACTCCAGGGATTTGAAAAAGGCTGGTTGTTTCAGGAAATCCAGAATATTTTAAGTTTAATTTAAAGCAATTTGAGATATGAGACAGAATTTTTCGGGGTTTTGCATGGAGGAATTTCCTCAGTATAAGGCTTATAACAATGGGCTTGGAAACTTGACCACAGTGGAGCTGATTTCTTTGGTTATCGGTACAGGTACACAGAAGAATGTGGAACAGGCACGTCAGATATTCAATGTGATGGAGGAGAGCTTGCGAAATATTGCCAAGGCTAGGGTAGAGGACTTGCAGGTGGTTCAAGGTATCGGGGATTCCAAGGCGATAGCTCTTCAGGCAGCCATAGAGCTTGGTAAGCGTTACAGCTTGGAGAATATGGCAGAGCGTCCCGATTTGGGAAGTAGCTTGGCTATCTATAATTTTCTTTATCCGCATGTGAAGGATTTGGAGGTGGAGGAATGCCATCTGCTTTTGATGAACCAGAACTTCAGGCTTATCAAGCATGTGCCTATGAGTCATGGGGGTATCACGGAGACGGCGGTAGATGTGCGCAGAATCATGAGGGAGGCAGTTTTGAACAATGCCACTATCTTGGCAATTGCTCACAATCACCCATCCAATAGCCCTCATCCCAGCAAGGCTGATGATATGCTTACCAAGAGCGTCAAGGAAGCTTGCAGCATCATGCGCATCTTTTTTATGGACCATGTGATAATTGCTGATGGGTGTTATTTCTCTTACCATGATAAGGGTAGATTGGATTTGTAAAGGTAACGGAGAGGCTCACCACCTCTCCATAAAAAAAATTGTATGAAAGTACGTTTATATCATGATGAAAGGGTAAGCGCCAAGGATGCGCCGGATGCATGGTCTATCTATTGTCCTTACCCTAAGAAGTATCAGAGGGTTACGGGTATCAAGGGCGTTTATCTAGGTTGCAAACCTACAGATGAAGGCATGATACGTTGTTGTTGGGAATCCATGGAAGTGGGGCAGGAAGTCAGTTTGGGAAAGCGTATGGCTTTATCCAGTACGCCAAAGGCTTTTCAAGTTGCTTTTCGCAAAATAGAGTGTGTTTATCAGCATGCTTGCAAGGTTGATACCTTGGAGGCATGGGGAAAGTTTCAAAGAGTTTAAAAATAAGGATTATGAATCAGAAAGAAGTTTTGGAGTTTGATGGTTTTCGTGTGGAAAGAGAGTCTTTTCTTGGAGGGGATTGTTATGGCGTAGTCACCTCTTGCAAGAAAGATGAGAAGGGTGTTTCTTATCATTTGGAGGTGGAGTTTGATACATCTACAGCCAAGTTTCATTTTTCCAAGTGTTATGCTCATGAGGTGGTTCCTTGCCAGGAGCTTTCTGCCGGCGGTAAGCTCAAGGTCATGGCTTATCTAATAGAGAAGGCGGCTAGTGTGTATGTGGCGGAGAAAGCGGCTGTTCAAAAGATGTCTTTGGAGAAATTGAAGGTGTTGTATCATGAGGATGAAGTGGTGATGGGAGAGGTTCTTGCCTCGGAGAAAGCGATGGTTTGACCATAGAGGAGTCGTTCTTTCTGTATATCCTTGCTCAGAATTGGGCGAATGGTGATGAGTTTTCATGGGCTTGTGGAGGAGTAGAGGAAGAATGGGTGTCTCTTGTGGAAGAGGCAAGGAAGATGAAGATTTGATGTTTAAGAGTATATTTAGAAAAGAAATCCTATGTTTTGGTAGGGTTTCTTTTCGCTTTTGATGTTGTTTTGTCTTTGTGGGGATTTGACCCTTTGGTCAAGTTTTCTGTTTCCTCTGCAATGTATATCATTGTAGATTCATATATGTTTAGGACAGGTGAGGTGGTTTGTATCTATGTCAGCAAGATATCTGGTTGTTGAGATATGGAGTGTATTGCCTTTTAAAGTATCTCTTGCTGATGTCATGCACAAGAAGAGGTCTTTTCGAGTCTGGTCAAGGGTGACTTACCCGCGAAGGTGGACTGTTTCCCATTTTCACTGGGTAGTTCACGCATGACCATTCTCTTCAAGACTCACGCTAAGGCGTTCTCTTCATGTACATGACAGTTTTAATCCCCAAGGCAGTATGGGCCTGCCATGCTACCTTGCCACCTGACCTATTGTCAGAAGGCTAAAGGGAGAGAGGTTCGTTTTCCCACGGTTCCCTTTGGTCATGGTGGTAAAACACCGTGTTTTATGTTTGATGTGATTTCTGATGGGATATATCTAGGGTTCTATTTTGTTTTTTATGGGGAATA